AAAAACAAGCGTCCTATTTTTATGTGGGGCCCCCCAGGTATTGGTAAATCCGATATTATCAAGCAACTCGGTGTTGAGCTAGATGCTCACGTTATTGACGTTCGGTTGAGCTTGTGGGAACCTACAGATATTAAAGGTATTCCATATTTTGATTCAAACGACGGCACTATGCGTTGGGCACCCCCTTCAGAATTGCCAAGCAAAGATTTTGCATCTAAGCATAAGCATATTGTTTTGTTCCTTGACGAAATGAACTCGGCGGCGCCTAGCGTACAGGCTGCGGCTTATCAACTTGTTCTTAATCGTCGTGTTGGCACTTATGAATTGCCAGATAATGTTGCGATTGTTGCGGCCGGTAACCGTGAAACTGACAAGGGTGTTACATATCGTATGCCTGCTCCGTTGGCTAACCGTTTTGTTCACTTGGAACTGTCAGTTGATTGGGATGACTGGTTTGAATGGGCTACTGAGAACAAGATCCATAAAGATGTAGTTGGATTTTTGAGCTTCGCTAAGAAAGACTTGTATGACTTTGATCCCAAGTCTAGCTCACGTGCATTTGCTACTCCACGTTCTTGGTCATTTGTTAGCGAATTGCTCATTGATGACGATACTGATGCTGATACACTAACCGACCTAACCTCTGGTGCTATTGGTGAAGGGCTTGCTATCAAATTTATGGCTCATCGTAAGATAGCTAGTAAGATGCCTAATCCTAGCGATATTCTTCAAGGCAAAGTTAAGAAGATGGATACTAAAGAAATTAGTGCCATGTACTCTTTGACTGTTAGCCTGTGTTACGAGCTTAAAGATAGTTGCGACAAAAAGGCTAAAGATTGGAATGATCAAGTTAACAACTTCTTCCAGTTTATGATGGATAATTTTGAAACTGAGCTTGTCATTATGGGCACTAAACTTGCCCTAAGTACTTACAAGTTGCCGTTAGATCCGGACGAGATTAAGTGCTTTGACGAGTTCCATTCTAAGTTTGGCAAGTACATTGCCGCCGCTACTGAAAAGCAATAATTTGGTGCTAAACCAATTGACAGGACCTACGGGTCCTGTTACAATATATACATTGTAAAAACAAGGAAATGCTATGGGACATTCAGATCCAGTCGTAGATAAAATTATTGTTGCAAGGGTTGGCTTATTGCTTCGCCATCCGTTTTTTGGTAATCTTGCTACTAGACTTCAAATTAAAGAAGCAGACGATTGGTTGCCAACAGCTGCTACTGACGGTCGTCATATTTTTTACAACCGTAAGTTTTTTGAGCCTCTTACTACCAAGCAGGTAGAATTTGTTATTGCACACGAAATTCTCCATGCTGTATTTGACCATATGGGAAGAAACGAAGGCAGGCATCGTCAAATTTGGAATGTTGCAGCCGATTATTGTGTTAACGGACAATTAGTCCGAGATAGAATCGGTGACCACAATCTCCCCGACATTAAAATCTTTCACGACCCTAAGTATTACGGCTGGGGCGCTGAACAAGTGTATGACGAAATCTATGACAAAATGGATGAGGAAGAACTTGCTGCATTAGGCCAACTTCTAGACGAACACGTTGATTGGGGTAATAGCGATAATAAAAGTAACAAGCCTTCATATAGCAAAGAAGAACTTAAACAAATTCGAGACGAGATGCGTGAGGCTGTTATTCAAGCTGCGCAAGCCGCTGGTGCAGGAAATGTACCGGCAAGTGTAGCTCGAATGATTAAAGATTTAACCGAACCTAAAATGAATTGGCGCGAAATTCTTCGTCAGCAAATTCAAAGTACTATTCGAAATGACTATACTTTTATGCGGCCTAATCGTAAAGGTTGGCATATGAACGCTGTCTTGCCTGGTCAAAATTTTGATACTACTATTGACATCTGTGTAGGAATTGACATGTCAGGTTCAATTGGAGACGAGCAAGCTAAAGATTTCATTAGCGAAATCAAAGGTATTATGCAAGAGTTTAAAGACTTTAATATGAAACTTTGGTGTTTTGATACTAGGGTATATAACGAAGCAGACTTTAATGGATACAATTCCGACGAGTTTGACGACTATGAAGTTATCGGCGGGGGTGGAACCGAGTTTGATGCTAACTGGGATTACATGAAGGAAAATAATATCCAACCTAAGAAGTTTATCATGTTTACTGATGGTTACCCTTGGGGTAGCTGGGGTGATGAAAACTATTGTGATACTGTATTCATTATTCATGGAAATAATACCGTTGTTCCTCCATTTGGCGAGTACGCTTACTACGAAAAAATTAAAGAGTCAGCGTAATGGCTTTAAAGAACGGAAAACCAAATTCATTAAATTATTTTGAAGTGCGGAGGGTTAATTATGCTGCTCCGCACTTTAAATACATTTCTATAGATAGATATACGCCAAGTTTAGTTAAGAATGTTAATTCCTGGATTAAAAATAATCTAAACAATAGGTATTATATTGGCCAAGGATTAGAATTAGATAATTCTAACTCGTTTGTCTACGTAATTAATATAGGGTTTGAAAGTGAGAAGGAACTCAGTTTCTTCACGATTGCTTGCCCGTATTTACAAACGAGATAATTATAATAGCAGTTTATTCAAAGGAGAGACTATGTCTGAACAAACAGAAAAGCAGGCCCCAGCGGGCACAGAACAACAGCAGCCCGCAGCAGAATCTAACGATTTAAGCATTAGTGACCTTCAAGCTATGAAAGTGATTATTGATATTGCTAGTTCAAGAGGTGCTTTTAAACCAAATGAAATGATGGCCGTGGGGCAAACATATAACAAGCTAACAGCATTTTTAGACCAAGTGTCAAAACAAGCTGAAGCTAATAAAACAGGAGGCTAATATGGCCCAAAATTTAAAACACGTAGGTAGAATTATAGCTTCAGGAAAAAAAGTTCTTGTAGCGTTTCGTACTTTACCTGGAGATGCATATAGCTGTTTAGTTGTTGCAACAGAAAGCCTACCAGACGAATTACATAATGCAATTATTAATTTAGTCGATGGGCCTATGGCACAGGAATCTTACGAATTTGGCGAAGCATTAGATCGATCATTCTTTCCAGACGGAAGTCGAATGTTACCAAACTTACATGCAACAGGTCGGTTAATTAAAGTGCCAACTACTGCAGTAGAAATGACTCCAGTTCCTGGTGTAGCGGTAGTGCTATCAGAGCTTAATCAACTAATAGCAGAACAAAGAGGCATTGCTGTTGACGAACTACATGTTCAGCCAAGCGATGAAGATAAAAAGAAACAGCTAATTAGTGAAGTACCAGAAAACGCAACAGCAGCTACTACAACAAAGACTACTAACACTAAGTCTACTAGCGAATCTGTAAATTTAACTTCAGAAGATCAAGCTAAACAATTCCGAAGCGAAGCAGACAAACTTAGTAAACAAGCTGCAGAACTTCGTCGCAAAGCAGAAGAATTAGTACCAACAAAGAAAAAAGCTAAAGAAGTAGCGTGACAGACTCAGGGAAATCACTTCCCAGAGATGTCATTGATTGTTGGCCAGAAGTGTTTGAGGACATAAAACTCAAAGTAGTACCTCTTAGGTATCTTCATGCTGTGCTAATTACGTTCAGAGACGGCAAGACTTGGGAAATTAAAGTAACAGCCAAAACGAAAAAAGAAGGTTGGGATTCTTTTGAAAGGTCTCTTGCTGAGCTTTTTAAAACATATGAACGCAAAATTGATAATATCGATTTTAAACTTGACACCGAACGAGTCAAAAAAGATGTTAAAAAAACAACAAATAAATTTCTAAAAGAAAGAAAATTATAAATGAAAGTTAAATTAATTAATTCTTCTAAAGCTAGTAGAGATATGGCGGACGAAGGTATTTACGATGCACAAGAACTTATTGCGTTTTGTGCTAGAGTAAGTAATCCAAGCAACCAATTTAACACTGAAACAAGCGAAAAGCTAATTAGGTACTTAATCAAACACCAGCACTGGTCTCCTTTAGAAATGGTAAGTGCCTGCTTAGAAATTACAACTACTAGAGACATTGCTCGTCAAATTCTTAGACATCGTAGTTTTAGTTTCCAAGAATTTAGCCAGCGTTATGCTGACCCAACAGCAGAACTTGATGATGCGTTTGTATTACGAGAAGCTCGTTTTCAAGATACTAAAAATAGACAAAATAGTGTAGCATTAGACTTAGAAGACGAAACTCAAAGAAAACTTTCTTACGAATGGGAACGTGCTCAAAAACGTGTATTGTTTGCAGTCAAACAAGAATATAAATGGGCTATTGATAACGGTATCGCTAAAGAACAAGCTCGTGCTGTATTACCAGAAGGTCTTACAGTAAGTCGTTTATACATGAATGGTACATTACGTTCATGGATTCACTTTATTCAATTACGTTCTGGCAACGGTACACAAAAAGAGCATATGGAAGTTGCTCGAGCATGTGCTCAAGTTATTGCTGAAATATTTCCAATGGCTGGAGAGTTTGTGTCTGGCGATTAAACTCGGCTTGTAACCAAGCATAGTTATTAATTCTCATCAGTGCCGGTTTATTACCGGCATTTTTATGTCCGTACTGTCTGCCAGCGAGTGCGCCTAAAATTGCAAATTCACCGTAAAGTTTCTCTTTGCCTTTAGTACACCAGGTGTTTAATCGATCAATAGTTTCTTTATCAATTTGTCCTGCAATAGTTCTCGAAGATAACTTTACACACTCTCGAAATGCGGACCGCCAAGTGGTAAACGGATCTGTATTGAATACTGTTATATTTGATATAGCGTCAACAGCTTTAAATTTTGAACTAATACTAGTTGTCATATCAGGATTATTAACATCCATATTTAAAGTTAGCTTAGTTGGCAACAATTTAACTCCTCCGTATCCGTATACTAAATCATTTATAGGATTTTGACTTTGCCAAACATGGACTACATCTCTATCATAATGTGGAAGCAAAAGATTAAAATTAAAATCTTTTTCTATAATTGCATCAGCATCAACAACCCAAAACATAGGAGTACTAACTAATTTTGCTGCTTCAATGTGTGCGTTATGAATACCTTTTACTCCATGAACTCGTTTAGCTCGAGGACAGATATTAAGCAAAGATTGATAATTTTGATCTGCATTAGCTTCGTTATAGCTGATAAAAACTACATCATATAATTTTAATTTGCTTGTTAAAGTTTGATGCTCTTTTTTATTAATAATATATCTAAAATCTATTTCTTTTTTCGAAACTGGAGATTTTAAAGTTGACATTAACATTAGACCGTTATATTTTATTTCGCTAATATCTTGATTTTGAAATACATGATTTTCTTCTCTATCATAATTAAATGTTCCATCTAACGGATCATAGTATAAATCAAAAATTGTTTGATCTAAAATTTCAATCTCTGGCCATATGCACCAAAAAAGAGGTTGATGTTCTTTTTGATGTATCTCTAAATATTCTTCGTAAGTATTGATAAAATATTTTGGATACCGATACCTTGATACTGCTAAATCGTATTCTTTTCGATTTATCAACATCTTATAATTTACTTCTCTTTTTGAGACAGGTTTAAATTTAGAAAATAGTGTTAATCCACTTATAAATGAAGAGTTTTCATTACATAAGTTTTTCCATACATGATTTTCTTGTCGATCGTAAGTATTGTGAAAACTAAAAACAGTTTTAAATATACTATTATCTAAAATTTCAATCTCAGGCCATACACACCAAAACATGTCAGTTTCACTAGTCTTAAGTGCATCTAGGTACTGATCATAATTACTAATTTTAAATCGTTGATAAGGTTTTGAAAAGCTAGCTTGTATATCAATTTCTTTTTTATTAGTAAAGAATCTGTAGTCAGCTTCTCGTTTACTGACTTTTATTTTTTTGGGGAATAGACAAACTCCATCAAAGAATTCACCATTTCGAAAAATATGATTATATCCAGTATCCCACTCAGGAACTTTATAGTCAAAATTAAAATTATTCTGAATTAATAAATTATCCCAAACTACCCAAAACATTTTCGTAAAAGATCGTTTAGCCGCTGTACATAGCGCATCGTATATGTCTGTGTCAACAGGAATATATTTTGTTGTAGGAAACCGTAACTTTAATTGTTCAAAGTCTGAGCTATTGTTTCCTATAAAAAAGATATCGTACATATTATCTTCTAATTATTCTTGGGGTATTATTGTAAACTGACTTAAAAAACTTACTACCTTCTACATCTAAATTAGAAATAGGTAAACCGCATTTGTTTTTTAGCTCATTACCAAAAAATAAAAATTTTTCTTTTGAGTAATTATCGTCTTTGTCAACCCAATGTTCTTTCCAATATTCTGTAAGATATTCAAAATCTCTAACATTTGCATAATCCCACTCAGTGCAATTAGTTAGATAACACCCCTCTCTTGCACCAAGCATTGACCAAAAGCCGTTAGAAACATCGGCACCAATATTACACCAAATAAGTAATCTTTGATAATTTTGCCACCAGACTTTACGCACATCTTGTATCTTTGCTCCTTGGTCTAACGACATCTTCACACCTTCACGGAAACCTGCTCGCCATGCTTGGAATGGTGTAGAATTTGTAAAGCTCTCACTGTAGTTTTCATTAAACTGATAATATCTCTCATCAAAACAGAATTCGACTTTTCCCTTAACATCATTAGGATCGCTGTTCTCATGAGTTTTCATTTCATTTACAAACTTGCGAGTCCATAGCTTAAGGCCGCCATTGCCATACATTAGGTGATTAACATGTACCTTGCCGCACCAACTAAAAACATTATCACTTGACAGTCCAAGGCCGTTTAGATTAATTTCAACTTCAAAGAATTTTGGATCTACTATATTATCTGCATCTACTGTAACAAAATATTCTGTTTCACTTACCGCAGCACATGCCTTGTGTGCGGCATCACTTCCCTTAACTCCATGAATTCGTTTAGCCCACGGCACTTTGCTGCATAAATCTGCATAGTTTTTTTCTGCATTAGGTTCATCGTAACTTAAAAATACGATATCTTGATCAATAATTTTTATAATGTTGTTCATTCAACTACCTTTAATTTATAAGTTTTAAACACTAATTTAGAGCTTATGGAAATTTTATCTATATATTTTTCAAAAGTACTTTCAAAAGGAACAGTGACACAATCAAATTTTAAAAGATCTTGTGTATTAATAAAAACTGTCCTTATTAAAAAATCAGGGTCATTCTCTAAAGTTACAAAAAATACTAACTTTGGGGATAGTATTGTATTGTATTCTCTTTTAAAATCATTACTTAAGAAAAAATTCCATACTTGGTCTTTACTATTCCATTCAACTATGCATTCAGCATATTCATTTGATGCAGATATCCACTCAAAAATATTATTTTTAAATGAGTATCCGGAAAATTCATTTGTAATAGATAATATAGTTGTCTTATTTGAATCTTTATGGTATCCAACTTGGAAGTCGCTAAAATGCCATTCGCCAGTTAAAAATTTTTCGACATCTTCAAAGTTTACTTCAATACCATTTTCATAAGCATCGTCTTTTCTATTAGTAACTGACAGTATCTCTCCTGTTTTCTTGTTATAGTAAACATAACACTGAGGAATATATCTAGTTGGTTCTTTAATTTTATTAGGCATTTGCTAAATCCTCAAGCCGTTCAAGTATCTTTGCTGTAATAAAATTTTTATCGATATAGTGAAACAACTTTGATTGTTTAATATTTCCAACAACAAGGTCGCCTTTTTTTGTTAATAAACTTTGAACTCCGTCTTGCCATTGCCCGGGAGTCATTATCCATTGCTGGATACTAGGTTTCATGTGAACAAACTCTAACGGAGAACAAACATCATCAACTGAATCATATCTACCGGTAATTTCTATAGCTATTGCAACAGCAAGGTCCATGCTTAACCAATTTTGATATTCGTTAGGCGCAAACTTTGTCCAGCACCACTCCCAATTGTTGCACACAAACTCTAAAACTTTATAAAATTCGTGTGTAGACTGATGCTTTTTAAAATAGTGTAATGCATAATAAGGGCTAGTTAAATTATTAACTACAAATGCTTTCCTATGTATAGTATCAACAATTGGATCTAATTTATGATTAGTTATTTTAGAACAAAATTTTAAATTATGATTAGAGCAATATTCCCACCAACTACTAATGTCCTCTAATAGTAACATATCAGTATCAAGAACTATAGTTTCTTCATATGGCGTGGCATGATATAACTTCCATCTATTCTCGGCCTGATATCGTGTGCCGTCCTTAACCCAAGGAATAGGAATTACTTGATCAAATACAGAACGATATTTGTCATCTAACAATTCGTTAGTTACAATTGAAATATTGTTAATTTGTTTTTGACTAAATTTTATAGACAAGGCTAATGCATAAGCCTGTTTAACATAGTCAACATCAGCGGTATTTTGAGCAAAAACTAAAAAACCTTTAGACACCTGTGCTCCTATCAACACACCTTGAAAGACTAAATTTATTCATAACATGTACATCAAGGCCATTAGTTTTAGCTAAGATGTATTCTCCAAGATGGTCTTTCTTTTCAATTAAAAATTTCATTTCTGTCTGATTCATACTTACTAATACATCTCGATCAAGAGAATAAGTCATTTTCCCAGGGAGTTCTGTAGCAAACCCCCCATTAGTTTTTCCATTCATAATATGAATAGCTATACTAAAAGCAAAATCATTTCTAAACATAGGAGGATCTATGTTGTATAACATTCTAAAATATACCCAATTAATCTTTATATAGTTTACTAAATCAAAAAATGCTTCGCTAACTGGAGATTTTTCAAAGATAAAGACAGTTGCCCAATAAAACGGTATACTATAACTATTAATTCTTGTAAATGGTGCTGGATCTCTCCAGGTAGATAGATCAAAACTTTTCTTGTATATTTGAAACTCAACATCTCTGTCAAGAGCAATCTTTAAAATATTTGAATTTATAATATAATCGCTATCAAGCACTAGTGTTTTTTCGTACGGGGTAATTTCGTATATCTTTGGTCTAGACAAGTTTTTCCAATTGTACGGTTTTGATGTTAGCGATCCGTCATAAAATTCTTTTTTATAACTTTCTTCTTCTGGAACAACAATGATATTTTCAAAAGGATGATTAGGGCACGATTTATTAAGCCAATCTGGGCTGTCTGTAACTATCGATACAGGTATATCTAAAAATTCTTTTACTCTAGTAGCGGCGAAATTTGCTAATTTTACATAATCAATTGCACCGTTATTTTGAGCAAAAAATACAGCACCAACTGTCATAGATCAATAATATCCTTTATTTTTCTTTTTGATTTTAATTCTGCAAACTTAGCACTATAGTCATTAAGAACTTCGTAGTATACTCCTACAATATTATCTAAAAACTCTTGTACGTTTGAAATAACAACTGGAAAATTATTTGCATCAATAAATGCAACGTCAGTTGTATAACCTAAATCTAATGTTGTTTTAGTAAAATTGATCAACTCCGGGGTTATGTTAAATGTGCCGCCATTAACATAATATACCCGTTTTTGGTTAAATTCTTCTAAAATAATTCTTCGTTGATTTGATAATGTTGCCATATGATTAGCAACAGAGAATGCTTTTTCAACTCTTTCATCCATAAGAAACCTCCAGACAATCTATTGTACACTACAATAATTAGCTTGTCAAGAGGTATATAGTTGGGGATATTGATTTACGCTGTTGTGGTAACTGTATATGTACCTTCAGTCATATAAACACCAACACTATCAAGAGATCTAACTTTAAAAATAAAAGTTTGGTTTACAGCTGATCCAACAATAGTCCCAGATAAAAGCCCGCTGCTGCTAAGATTTAATCCTGTTGGCAACGTTCCTTGAGATACTTCCCAATTTGTAAACGGCGAATATGCACCGGAACCGGTAAATTGAAAAGACTGTGCAACTCCAACTCGTAAACTATAATTGCCCGGAGCTGGACTTGAAATATTTGATGCTGATCGCATGACTATTAATTCGTGAGTGCCGCCTGTATTTGCATCAGCATAGTATTTCCAAGGATTTTGTAAACTTCCCCTGGCCTGTGTGTAATTTAATACTACAGTTCTTGAGTTACCAGAACTAATACTAAATTGATCAATGTTTGTTGTTGCGGTTCCGCCAGTTTGTCCTG